CAAAAGTAAACTTACCTGTACCGCTCAATGTTGATGTAGGTAGAGATATACTAACTAAATTATCAGTAGCAATATTATACAGACTATCATCAAGTTTATATGCACTTATTGTATCTAATTTAGCAGAAGTTACTTTTTGGAAATCTGTAAAGAAGTTTAATCTATTAGCACTTAAATAAAGTGAATTACTATAATTTAATGATTTACCGTATAATATAAAATTATTAGTTTGAGAGGATAGTACTGAGGTTTCATTTCTTAATTGCTCAAAAACTCCTGATGTGGTATAAAATATGTTTGTAAATTGAGGTACACCAGATACAGATATAGTTTCAGAATAATTTGTAGGTACGCTATTATCATAGCCAGATAACGCTCCATAACCTTGTTCAATAAAAGACTTATTTGATATTTGTTGATCTAATGGTGAATAAATTCTATTTCTTAAATCTACTGCTATAAAATTATTATCAATTTGATATATGTTACCAGATGTATCTTTCTCTTCCGGAAATAACCAACCTTTAATAGTGAAAGATGTATCTACAGTAATTCTAAATTTTTCAGAAAAAGTAGTATCTGTTGGAGTAGAGTAACTTAAATTACCGCTCCATAAAACTTCGCTTCTTATTTCTTGATCATATTCTGCTCCATAATCATCAGGCACTTTCCAAGTAAGTATAATATATGGATTATTATAAGGAACAAAATTAGAAATTATTTGATCAACATCTTGCATGTATCTTGCTAAAATTGACATGCTTACTTCTAAATTAACTGGCACTGGCATTAAGAATCTAGAAGAAGATTTTGGATTTTCTGTTTCTGTTGTAGGTATAAACGAAGAAGTTAACTTATTAAATACTCTATCTTCATCACGTGAAATACTGTCTAAGTTAACAGCTACAACCGGTAAAGTTATATTTTGAGCCTTGTTAACTATATCATACATTACTCGCTGCTTAGGAGCAAATACATATCTTACATCAATATTGGATTTAGCATTTCTATCTTTATCAAATCTACTTATAACTGTATCATCAAATGCAGCTACAAACTGAGTCAATAAATTTTTAATTTCAAAATGAAATGCTCTATTCTTCATACTTTATATATATTTATTACAGAAACCTATCAATAAAATATTTCGGCAACTTATGTCGATTATTAACTACATTTTCTGCTATTGATCCATCTAAAATATATGTTATACAATGATCTTTATGCGATCTTACTCCTCTACCGCATGATTGAATTAACGAGCAAAGCATTTTATTCATATACCAATTAAAATCATCTTTCATTAATTTTTCAATGCGTTTATCTTTAGTAGGTAAAAAAGGAGCTTTTACTATTATCTGAAATCTTGCTAAGTCATCTCTAAGGTCAACGCCGTGTGACATCGAAGGAGATATTAATACAGTTGGATCATTATTAACATAATGCTGTTCTAATATTGTTTCATTTCTAACACCAGGCTCACGTATCAAAAATCTAGACTCATTTAATTTATCACTTAAAAAAGATGTAATAGTATTATTATGTGTATGTATTATTCCCTTATCATTTTTATGAAATTCACATATTTCTTTTATTTGATTTACTATTTTAGGCAAGCTTCGCTTAAGATTATGATAATTTAATTTAACTTTAGTATTGCAATATATAGGAGCATTTTTTGCATCAAAAGAAGATTCAGCTTCTATATATTTAAATTTCTTAATACCTAAACTCTTACAAAAATTATTAGGATCAATAATAGTAGCTGACATTAAAATTACTTTATCCGCATACTTAAATAAATGATTAGAGAGTTTATCAACTTTTAACGGCATAAACGTTATACCTTTTTTATCTGTTTCGTATAAGTATTCACTATCATTCCAGGTCTCTATAATTAAAGATAATTTAGAATGAATATTTCTTAAGGTGATAAGATTCTTTTTAGATTCAATGATAAATTTCTTATTTACCTTACTACTATTATTAGTAATTTCTTTTAAATCTTCTATCCTATCATTTAAATCTAATATTAACTCATTTATCCATTTTACTACCTGTAAGCTATTTCTCGAATAAAACGGCCTAATATTTACATCTAACTTACTAAGACTTTCAAAGTTAATATTACAAGAAAACTCTTTTACTAACTGATCTTCAAGTTCTGCCGCTTCATCGCAAATAAGAAACTGTCTCTTTTTTAAATGATCAGGTAGCGAAAAAAACATGTTATAATTTAACGTACTAAACGTTGATGTTAACGCTGTATTTCTATCTTCATAATAAGGACATTTATTTAGAGCCCAGCACTCTTCTTTCATTTTAGGTAAATGTAGACAGGGAGCTAACTCAACAGTAAATCTCTCATCTACTTCACATTGATAATTTGATTTACCTTTTAATACTTTTACGTCTTCAAATAAATCTTTATATTGATCTTGTAAAGCTTTAGTTATAGTTAATGCAGTACAACCAAATGGCTTTTCTTCATTACATTCATCCTCATATGTATATCCCCCTCCATGCGTTCTTCTATAAGCTAAATAATTTGTTACTAGCTCTCTAAACTCCTTCGTAGGTTGGTTAGATACATTACCTATAGTTTTAGATATAAACGATTTACCAGAACCTGTAGGTGCATTACATACTACAAATTTATAACCATCTTCAAAAGCTTGATCTATGTTTTTGAGTAATTTAACTTGAGCAGGGTTAGGAGTATAACCATCCGGAAAGCTTTGAAGTAGACCACCTATCACACTTTATTTTAAATTAGTTCCATCTGATGGCAATATATATACCAAGTTGTCATATAACTTAGACTTGGATGAACTATCTAAAAATTTTACTCTAGTCATTTGCTTTTTAGGTATAAAGGAGCTCAAGTGGTAATTTAAAATACCTATATCATCCTCATAATTAACTTTAAATGGATATGGTATCTCGTAATTTTTATTTACACCATTTATTTCTAAAGTTAAATTTATATAATACTGTTTTACTTGGAATATTTTAAACTTGCCCTTCTTTAAAACCTTCTTGTTAGTCTTTATAACTATATCTTGAAGTAAAAAGGGCTTAAAAAAATCTGATACTTTTTCCAAACTTATATTCATGAATTCATAAAATTAAACTTTTGCTGTTTAGTTAAGGGGTAAATATTTTCATTAAAATATATCCAAAAATCTTCATTAGCAGGTATCTCTTGAATTACATCAACTTGATTACAGTTTATATTTCTATAATCTTGCATTAATAAATCCCAAGCAACAGAAAGATTATCAGGTCCTAAATATTGCTTACGTGGACCTTTTGGAGCAAAATAATTTAAAGATATTCTACCATTAACAGAATTTAGTAAATTTAAAGAATTAGTACAGAGCATTCTCCTAGTAGCAGCTAAACCAGGTTTAACTATTCTTCTAGGAAATCTTACTTCTAAAACATTATTAGAAAGTAATGTATCAAGAGTTGCTTTTTGTACTATCATCTTTAGGTTTACAAATACCAAACATTCTTTCTTCGTTTAAGAAAATAGCTTTATTTACTTTTTTTCCTCCACTAATAGTAATATTAGAAATAGTTACACCCATATTATTTGGAAAAATAACTATATCACCTACCTTAGCATGTTTAGTATCTGGACCAGCAAGAACAACCCTACCCTTACGCCAAGCCTTAGTTAACGCATTTGTTGGAACTACAATTCCATTACGAATAACTTCGTCACCTTCATCTGTTTCATCTACATATTCTACTAGAAGAATATCATCAAAAATAAAATCTAGGTCATAATCATCTAAACCAAAATCACCTTTATCTTTTTGTGTTAAATCAATTAAACTCTTTGTAGGAGCTAAATTATCAATACTTGCCATTGCCATACAGCTATTTACGTAAAGATTTCTGTAATTCAACGTACTGTAGCATTTCTCTCTTAGAGATATTTTTATTTTTAGCTATGCTACTTAAACCTTCCACCTCATCCTCTTCTTTTTTCTTTTTCTTTATATAAGATATTCGTTGCCATTTTAAACGCGGAATCAAATAATAATAAAGTTTATAAGTTTCTTGTTTATCATCAAAAATATTTCCAAACTTATTTAAAGTTTCGTTAACAAATCCAGGAAGTTCCTTACTATAAAAGGAAAGCCATCTATTAAAAAGGAACGGTACAAAAGCTTGCTCACCTTCCGAATCTAACTCACCAGCATTTTCCTTTTTAGAATAAAATAATTTATTTTGAAGCTGAAAGAAATTCATACAATAATTTTAGTAGTCGCAACAAATTGATCTCGTACTTCAGCATTAAAGTATTCGATTACTGCTGACATAAATTCGTATGCTTGATCATTAGTTAAGTTTGAAGAGTATGCAAACGGAGGTGCTTTATCACCAGCAATAATATTAATACCGGTATGACCAAGAGCAACGTTGTCTTTTGAGTAGGTAATAGAAACACTTACTTTACCAGAACCTCTAACCTTATCATCTTTACCAATAAACTCATCTTGAACCATTAAATCATCCCCATCAACCATAATACCTTTATTAATATAACTTGATAGAATATTAGCAATAGCAGTATTTAAAAGTCGCTGAAATGATACAGCACCGAATGGACATAGTCCAGGAATTTCCCAACAAAAGTTAATAGCATCTTGACTATGAATAAAGTCATTAGATAGAGTATCTTCAAGATCAATCAATGCATCTTTTACATACATCGGAGCTCTAAAAGCTACAATATTACCATACGGTGAAACATCTTTACGAAATTGCTCATATGCAAATCTATTATGAATAAAATTACC